GGCCATGGTTGGGGCCAGGCTGGCCTCCGAGGCGCTATCGCGGCCGGCGGTGGTGCGGGCTGCTACTCAAGCTGCCAGGGCATCACTTTCGCGCAACCCGGTTGCTACCCGCCGCGCGCTCGCGGCGTTGCGTGCCGCCGTACAGGCGGAAGGCTTGTTGCCCAAGCAATCGCCGCAGGATCAGCGGCAATATGCCGGTGCTCGCGGTCCGCAACTGCCGTTCCGGCAGGGCGAGCAGATGGACAACCTGATGGCCAGCGTCAACGGTTCGCAGGGCTATCCCGATTTTCATTGGGTCAACCCAGCCGGCATGGACGCCTTTCTGGCCTCTGGCCCCATGAGCACAAACATCGAGGACCGCCGGGATGAACTCGGCGGCTTTGACGCCGCTGCCGCGCGAATGCGACGGCAAGGGAGGCGACCATGATCGGCACCATTATTTCAATCATCGTTACGTTGATAATCGTCGGTGTCATTTACTGGGCCATCACTCAGTTGCTGCCGCTGATCCCGCTGCCGGAACCGTTCGCCCGGATCGTCCACGTCTTGCTGGTGGTGTTGCTGGTCATCGTTGTGTTGTGGGTGATCCTCACGTTGCTGGGCGCCGTCGGCGGCGTTCATGTGCCGATCTGGCGATGAACCAAGAGCGGTTTCTCGGCATCTTTGTAATGATCTTCACCATCGCCGGGACACTGCTGCTGCTTGCCTTTTTCGAGCGTGAGGCATCGAGCAAGGTGGCCTACGATTGCGTCGACCCGACTGAACGCGAGCGAGTAAGGCAACTGGTATTCGATGGCATTGATCAGGGGTTGGTAAGTTCAATGTCCCATCTGTTCGATGTCTGGACAAAGGACCCACATAACTCTCAGCCGCAGAGAGCACAGGTGGGCACCACCAATGCAGTTAATGCCCATGTCAGGGCAAGGAAACTAGCGTTCGCTTGGGACCCGCCCACCTGTCCACCGGAGAAATAACATGCCCCTGCAAATCCTGAATGGCCCGATCATCGACGCCGGCGAGAGCCTGAGTTCGGGCATCGACTGCTCGGCCGGGCCGATCGTCAAGATCACCATGCCGGGTAACTGGGTGGGCGCCGCGCCGCTGACGTTCCAGACTAGCAGCGACGGCGTGATGTATAACGACATCTTCAATCCAGACGGCACGGAATTGAAGTTTGCCGTGATTGCCGGCACGGGCGTGATCGGCATGCGGCTGACCACTGGGTTCGTAAAATTCCGCAGCGGTACCCGCGAGCAGCCAGTGGTGCAGCCGGAACTACGAGAATTCGCGGTGGCAATTGATGTAGTCGGCGGGGCGCCGGCCGCTGGCAACGAATTGCGGGTACGACTGCTGGGAGGGTTTGCGCCATGAAGGTCGTCATCAGTTCAGGCCATGGCAAGCACATCCGCGGCGCCTCCGGCTACATCGATGAGGTGGATGAGGCCCGCAAGGTAGTGGAAACCGTTGCGGATTATCTGCGTGAGCAAGGCGTTCAAGTGACGACCTATCATGACAATGTCTCCGACGATCAGTCGGAGAACCTCTCCCGCATCGTTGATTTTCATAATGCACAGACCAGGGATTTAGATATTTCGGTCCACTTCAATGCCTACCAAACCACGCAAAAGCCCATGGGCTGCGAGGTGCTTTACGTAAGCTCGACCGGACAGGAAATAGCTGATGAGGTAGTTGATCAGATTTGCGAAGCCTCGGGGCTGATCAATCGCGGTCCCAAAAAGCGCACCGATCTGGCGTTCCTCAATAACACCGAGGAGCCGGCGATCCTGATCGAAACTTGCTTTGTTGATAGTCAGGCCGACGTGGACATCTACTACCAGAATTATGACGAGATTTGCGCCGCCATTGCCGGCGCCATTGTCGGCGATGAAAGCGAACCCGGTCCCACGCCAGAGCCGGGCGACGATGTGCTGTTCGCCACGTCGGGAACGTGCAGCACCTTCGGGGGGCCCGACGATACCGGGGTAAGCCCCTCGGAAGGGTTGGCATTCTTCTATGAAGTAGACGACGCGCCTTGGCTGTTCTTGAAGGATCAGCCGCCCGCGACGACCGGGTTAGCTAGGCGCATGGACCCCGCAGTATTTTTCATCGCATGTCGTTGGGACTACGATGTCACTAGCAAAGAAATGCTGGGCCACTCCGGCCAAATGGCGATGGTCACCAACAAGAAAACCGGCGTGCAGCGGTTGGCGCACCCCGCTGATTGGGGGCCGCATGAGGCTGAAACCGGCCGCGCGGCCGATCTCTCACCGGCGCTGGCTGAAAGCCTCGGCGTGAGCACCGACGACCTTGTCGATGTGGTCTACCCGTACTCACCTAGTTAGCCGCGGCCTGCTGGTAGCCGTGATCGAAGCCGAGCACATTGCCCTGGCTGTCGCGGCTGGTGTCCTCAAGGATGCAGTATAGCTGCACGCGGCGCACGTCGGTCGATCGCAGGATGGTGCCGGCGTAGGCGTGCGCGCTGTCGAGGGTTTCGAAAGACTTGGCGCGTTGGTCGAGCTTGGTGCCGGCAACGCGCCGCCACACCATCACGACGAACGGATATTTTGGGACCACGGTCTGTCCTCCTCTACGCATTAGAACCTTTAACGCTCGCTCCAGTTTGATGTTAGCCTGGGCCAGCCGGACGAGTTCGGCCCGCAGCCGCTTGATGGTTTCGCTGGCGGTGCTCATGGCTTAACCTCAACCGGCGCGCTGATGCCGAGGAGGTATTCCAGGCGGGCAACCTCCGCTTCATGTGCGGTGGCCACTAATTGCAATGCCGCTATATGTTCGCGCAGTCGCTCGATCTCGTCTGCGGCCTCCACCCTTTCGGGATCGGGAACCGAAAAACTCATCCAAGGGTTTACCTGACGTAGCCGCTCGACAATATCGGTCATCGCAGCGGCATCTGACAGGCGAGGAGCACGATTGCCAGCAGCGTGCCGCAGGCGATGCAGAACAGCACCCAGCCAAATGCCGGTGCCCATTGCGGGATCATTCTCGTATCCTCGGCTTGCGGATGATCTCGCCGGCGAAATTGCGCCATGCCGTGATCTTGCGTTCCTGCCTTATCCCAGCCGCCGTTGAGCGAATGCGATTGCTCTTGGCGATTGCCGGCACATCCTTCATTGCAGTCTTGGCACCATGACAGCCGACGCACAGACATTGACAATTCTCCAGGCTGTTGTCCCCCGAGAATTCTGATGGGTTGCGGTGGTCATAGGCAAACTTGCCCGGCACCAGCAGCCCGCTGCAGCCTTCGCATCGCCCCATGGCGCGGCGATAGGCGGCGAGTTTGGTGGCCTTGGAGAATTCAACGCGCATGGTCGGCCACGTCGTCGGCGAATTTGACGCCGCGCTGTGTGCCTTCCGCGACGATGAATTCCAGGAAGCTCGACATATCGCGCTTGCTCATTTTTGATGATTGATTGCCATACGGAATAAAGCCGTTGCCATCGAGCGATGGCAGGAATTCGATCTCCTGCCCCCACGCGTGCAGCAGGATGGCCTTCCAGCGTTCAGGCTCGTACATCTTTCCGGCGTGGATAACCTGCTGGCTGAATTCGGTGAGCATGGCCCACATTTTGCTGTTCTGCTCGCCCGAGCGGCGCTCACCCTCCTCGACCACCATCATCTTGTAGCAATGGCCTGACGTGAACGACTGTTCGGCCAGCCGTGAGAACCTATCCATCGGCTCCATCGCCTCCCCGTTCCATGTGAAGTAGATCGGCGGGGGCGCGGTCATTCGTCGGTCTTCTCGTATGCCGTCATCGCCGCCCGCAGGCTTTTGACGAACACATCCAGATCGATTTCATAGTGCTTGAGCATCCAGCAAATCTGGAACGTCAGCACGGTCAGCACGTCGTTGCCAAATGCGGACGGCTTGAGGCCGGCCATGCGGTAAAGCTCCATGCTGTCGTTCCACCAGACGAAGTGCTTGTCCTTGATGCGGTCGAGCAGATCGTTGCGCAAACTGCTGCGGATGACCGGTATGGTATCCTTCGTGCCGCCGCCCATGAGAAACCTCACAATCTGTTCTGCGGATGCTTCCTTCATGCCGCCGCCCTCTGTCCGTAGGCGCGCACGCGCGCGACCATCGCCTGTAGTTCGTTGTTGAACCGGGCGAGTTCGTCCATCAGCATGTCGATGTATTTTTCATCGCGCTCGGCGCGGCGCACGAACATCGGCATCCCCGGCCAATAAACGCACAGGTCTACCCACTGGCGGCCGCTAACCAGCAATGCGCCCTGACACTGGGCCACATGCTCGGGCGGAAATCGATCGGCCTCATGCGTCGCAATCAGCAATTCGGGCTTTTGCGTCTTGAGTTCCAGCACCCCGTCATCACCCAGCAGGGCGTCGGGGCTGCAGCCGACATAGGCGCGGCGCATGAAGCCCACCAGCGTCGGCCGGGTATTGTTCCAGCCAAAAACATAATTAGCGCGGGCCTCGGCCTCCATCTGGTTGCCGCGCTCCATCGCTTCCGATTTGAATGTTTCGGCCGGCTGGCCGGTAATGATCTCCCCGGCAAGGCGGCGCATGTAGGTTGCGCGTACCTTGCCCTCGCCCTTGGCCAGCACCTGCGAAAAGCAGGAGGCGGTCGGGATGCCGAGGCGGGCCTGGAACCATTCCGGCGAACCCTGGACGCAGTCGATGATCTCGACCGTCATTGCGTTTTCCATTTTGCGGCGCCCGGCGACTTCGGCCATGCAATGATTTTCTGCCGCAGCGTGTCAAACAGTGATGCCGGCACCTCGGCGAGATTATCGTGGCCGAGCGTCTTGACCAGCAATTCGATCCACTCCTGTTGCACGTCCGGGTCGCAGTATTCGCGCGCCTTCTCCCACACGTATTCCATCTGCTCGGCATTGAGCAGTTCTTCCGTCTTGTCCTTGCCATTAGATCGGTTGGCGGCGTTGGCATCGTCGTCTTCATCGGCGGCAATGCCAATCAGAGCAGAGAGCGAATAGCGGCGCGCATAGGTTAGCGCGGAGCCGATTTCTTGCGGTCGCCCGGACATCGGCAGGGGGTGCTCGCTGGCAATCCATTGGCCGGACGTATGCAGCAGCCGGGTGTGCAACACCCCGTCGCCGATCGTCTGCACGATGGCGAGGCCATTGGTGGACAGCGGCTTGCGCGCGGCGTCGAAGATAGCGGCCAAATCGGCATATTTTGATTTGAAGTGCGGGTTGATCCGGTTCATGACGGCGTTCTGCATCGCACCTTGCGCGGCGGCCAAGGCGGCGGCCAGTTCGCTGATCTGCTCGGATGTTTTCATGCCCGACATAGACAGGCGCTGGGCTTCAATGGTCATGACTGTTCCATTCCATCCGATGTCATGGTGTCCAACTCG